GCCGCCAGTGCCGGTGTTCCGGTCAGGGTGCGTCCGGTAGCCGTAGATGTTGTAGCCCCGCACAATAATCGCAGAGCCATTGAAGAGCATGTCCTCCATCTTCTCCGTGACTTTGCGCGTGGCCACAGCAACGTTGGTCGTATCCAGGCCGCCCCCATTGCGGCGGGAGGCTTCGAGCTGACGAATGGTGAGCCTGAAATCCTTGTGGATAATTGGCACCGGCACGCCTTCAATCTCAAACACCACGCGGTCTTCTTCGCCTGGGGCGTCTGCCGCCATGTCCACGTCGGCATCAGACATATCACCGATCTTCTCATATTGAGAGATCATGACCCCGAGGCCGCCCAGGTTGAGCGTCAGGCCACGGGATTGCAGGTCGGCGACACCGGCCAACACCGCCGCAGCAGTCTCGACGAGCGTGGTGTCAACGGCAATCCACTCGTCACGGCGCAGTAAGGCGTTGGTGCGGAGTACGGAGGCATCATTGGTCTGGAGGTAGCGGTGAAACCGATTGCTGCCCGCCGCCCGTCCGATGGCCTCCAGGCTATGAACTTCGGCTGGTCCTGGTATCGCCATGGCTATGCCACCTCCACACGAAGTCGGGCGTTGGCCCCGCTGGTATTGTTCAAGGCCTCCATGGCGTAGGCCACAATGGCGCCTGTGGTACGGGCCTGAAGGGCGCCTGCGCCATTACTCTCTAGCGCTGCGCCTTTGGCGACGTTTGCGGTGTCTTCGAGCAGCGCATATACCTCGCAGCCGGCGTAGCAGGTGAAATACTGGAGTCGCTCATTGACGGCGTACTGTACGTCAAGCGGATGGGTATTGAGCGTGGTGTCCGGCACTTCCGCTTCCCGGGCAAACATTTTGGCGGCCACCGCGCCAGCAGCCGTCGCATGCGGCCGGAGGTTGCCCGCGTTCCATTCGATCAGCATGCCCGGGGTAATGGCCACGCCACAGCGCCCCTCTTTCGGGAGGAGATGGATGGCGGGGGACTTGAGCAAAATAATGTTGGGCATTAGCTCACCCTCCGTTGGGCATGAATCTCCATGATGCGCTGCATGGTGGGCGGCGGCGGGGGCGCCTCGTCTTCCTCGCTGGTATTGGTGGCTGGACCACCACGCCCCCGGTAATCGGCGGTGACGGCAAGTCGTGCCAGCTTATCCAGGTGACTGGTGGACATGGCGTCTAATTCGGGTTGCGTGAAGGTGTTGTGCTGGTGTGCCAGGATCTGTTGGACCACATCACGACGTCGGGCTCTGTGTGTGGCCAGGGCCTCACTCATGTACTCCCGCATTTCCAAGTTCGTGATGCCGTTGAGCACATCTTCCTCAGTTTGCTGTTGCGCCTGTACCGCTGGCGTTTCTTCGGCTGCCATACATAACGCCTGCAACACGGGCTCGGACACGGTTTCGAGCTGCGCCCGGTGCTCCTCACGCACCCCAGAACGTGCGTTGGCAATGAGTCGAGCCGCAAGCTCCTGCTGGTTAATAGACGGGGTTGCCGCATCGGGCATAGGGTCTGTCTCCTGTGCCGTCGCCTGGAGTGCGGCAACGGGTTGAGGGTCGTCCGGGGCATCATCAGAGGCAGCGGGCACTGCGGAGGCTTCAACGCAGGCGGGCGTGGATGAGGCCGCCCCACTGAAAAACCCCCGCAGCAGCTGGAAAAAGGAGCGAAACTGGTGTTGTTCGTCGCCAGGGGAAGGCCCCTGGGCATTGACACGCGGGGCGCCACAGCCATCACTCCAGCAACAGGCCCCCACATCATTGGGTAAGAGCGCTAAATGGTCCGGGCGCAGGTTGCGGTGAATGCCGATGTAAGCGCGGCCATTGTGAATGCCCGCCGTATCGTCCGGGGGGTAGGCCCAGTAGGCCGTACTCACCTCAAGCGGCTGCCCCGCCCGGAGGCGTTCTAAGACGGCGAGGGCGTCTCCGCCCAGGCGGGTACAGCGCTCGACGTCCACCCACAGCTCACCCTGCAGGCGGTCGTGTTCGAAGCGGGCATTCCAGAAACGCCCGAGACTCTGTTCAACGTATTCCGGCGTATTGGCGCTTACGGCGAGGTCATTGACTCTGGGATGCCCCAGGGGCAAGGGGATGCCGTTCCAGGCATCCACAAAGCGGCTGATCTCCTCGGCAGGCACTAGGTAGTCATTGAGCACGCCGGCCACGATGGGCACCACGGGCACCACGAGATGATCCCGCCCATCCCATGCGAGCGTGCGGAGCATCGGGGCGGTTTGTGCCTGGACCGTGAGGAGTGGAGCGATCAGCGACATAGGGCACCGGGAAATAAAAAAAGGCCCAGCCAGGAGACGAATCTCCCGAACTGGGCCTTGAATGTCCAATCAGCCTATAGATTTTTTCGATGAGAACGTTACATCACATAGAGACTACTATTTGCTCGCCACCTTGTCAAGAAATGTATCCAGCTCCCGCTCATCCCCATGTCCCACCAGGCGGAAGGGCTCGACCATCTGGCCAGAGACAATGCGATGTTCGTACACTTTGAGCACAATTTCCCCCATACGATGAGACTTACACCATTGCTGCATATACTCAAAGAGAGCAGGAGGGATCAGGCGTTCACGGTTCATGCAGCCTCCCTACGGACTCTCGGCTTCCATGCACAACGGCAGTTGTGTGTTATAATGGTATTCGCTGCAAAGTAGCCATCAACTGTTTGGAGGTCGTAGACGTGACCACTCATATACTGAACGTCGATATTGACTACCTCGTCAAAGAATATCTCTCCGGCACACCCGCTTATCACATCGCTCGCCAGCTTGGCATCTCTGGTCAAGTCGTCTTGCGCCGATTGCGAGAGGCTGGGATTTCCATCCGCGATCCCCGAATCAAGCATGTCCCCACAGACAACATTCTGGCATTGTACCAGTCTGGCATGTCGTGCAATCAGGTGGCGAAAACCTTCGGTGTGAGTCGAAGACTCATCGAGGCCCGCTTGAACGCATATGGGGTGGTGATCCGGGGACGGAGCCAGGCAGAGGGCCTCAAGTGGCAACGCATGGGACCGGCGCAGCGCCACCGGCAAACTCAAGCCGCTCATTGGGCTGTCCTCGGAACGAAACATACCTGGATACAACTCTGCCAACGCGCGGAGAGAAAGTTCCTGAGACAGCGCCCGGATTCCCCTCTCGAAATCCGCTTGCATGACTGGCTGGAAGAGCGGGGCCTCGACACGACCTACTATCTCAATATTGGCCCCTACAATGCAGACCTTGCTGCCGCTCCCGTCGCCATTGAAGTCTTCGGGGGCAACTGGCACTTCAGTGGTCACCACCTGGCCAAAACGGAAAAACGTTTCCGCTATCTCATGGAGCAAGGCTGGCATATTTTGTGTGTCTGCCATATGGCTCAACGTCCTATGACTATTGAGACTGCTCACTATGTTGCTGCCTATGTGCACACTCTGCGCCGGAATCCACCCACCGTCTGTGAGTATCGGGTGATTCGGGGTGCAGGGGAGACGCTTGCCGCTGGCAGTGTGTATGATGAGCAAATCTCCATCATACCAACGCTGAAAAACGTGCGTGATCCGCGGACTGGCCGTTATCAGAGTGTCCCCAGGTAAACACTGTGGGTGCACAGGAATTACCCCCCGCGCTCTCGGCACCGTATAGACTTTCCCACTGAGTGCCCGACATCGGGGACATGCCAGCGCATCCTTCGCCGTGAGAAATTCCACGTCTGCGGTCACGTCCAGTACCCCTAAGCGCTCGTATTCGTTGAGGCTCGCCTCTGAGTAGCTGCGCACAATTTCCGTCCTGGCCAGTACTCGTGCCCTCGTCCGTGCAATCTCTACCCGCTTCACCAGGCGGTTGGCAATGGCATAGGGTCCCAAGCCTTCAAGAAGCCCTTGCGCCAGCTCTTGACTAATCTGTGCACTCATCGTGCTGGTAATGCCACGCAAGCCCTGAAAGTTCCTGGCATACAGCAATGCGACTGCTCCAGCATGAAATGGGGTGCGGATTGTCGCTTCTACTGGGACCTCAGGGACAGCCCCACCTGCCTGCCTCACCGCCTGTTGCGCATCCATCAGGGCCTTGAGCGATGCCGCCTTAATAAAATCGTTTTGCCACGGGGTCCGCTGTGTTTGGCCCGGTTCCGTCACGCCTCGTATCGTCTGCATGTCGATGGTTTCAAGGATCGCCACGCTGACGATTTTTTCCAACCACTCCATGAAGGCCCGCAATTTCTCTTCAGCCGTGGGAAAGTTAAAAGCGCCCCAGCTATGCCTACTCCCAAACGCATTCTGGTTGAGAATGGTAAAGCGGAGATAACGCTTCACGGCCAAAAACCGCTGGCTGATCGCCTGTTCGTAGCGCTGGCGTATGCGCAAAGTACCCGTAGGGTCCGTGCGGCGTTGGGCCTGGACGGTCAGCATCAGGCAGCATCCTCCGCTGGCACGCCTTCCTCCTCTGGCAATGGCTCTTCCACTACGGTACGCTCCATCACGTCCACTGGCATGCCCATGAACGTCTCTACGAAGGCGTCTGGCTTCACGTACAGCCCCGCCTGCCCTGGACCGAAGAAGGTGGCGAGTGCCGTGGCAGCATCTTTCGCTACCACCATCTTTTCCTGATCCGACTGGGCCAACAGGTCTGGCCATTCTACCTGATACTCGTTGGCGGGTTCTGGGAGCACCCCATGCCGGATGAGCCGGTCAATCGTCGGCCGCAGAATTACGGGTTCCGCAAAGGTGGTTTGCCTGGCCATAATTCGCTGTGCCCAGTTCCGTTCATCCTGGCTACTGGCCAGCTCGCCCCGTTCACTGCCCAGGAGGATACGTTTAGGGATCTGCACGGTAGCGCAAATCAGGTCTAGCAACGCGCTCACATGCTCCAGGGGACTGACCACGGTGGACGGTAATGCCGTCACATCCATGCCCTGTGCTGAAATCCAGCGTCTGAGGCCGTGTACGTACTCATCAATCTCTTCGGCCAGCGCTTCTTTGTCCGCAGCGCTGAGTTTAAAATTGTCCCTGAGTGACGCCACAATGCCCCGGAGTGCGCCCAACCAGAACATCTCGGCAGAGCCCCCCGCAACTTTCTCCAGATCGTCGAGACGGTTGTAAATGGCCTGGAGCACGGGCATGCCGTAGACTTCGTCATCCCAGGCGTCTTCCACAATGTGAATCACCCGGGAATAGTGCACATCGAGAATCTTGACGGGCAGATTCATCCGCGTGGCGTTCATCCCACGGGACAGGTCCAGGCGATAGATTTCGGGCTTGCCAAAGTCTACCGACTGGCCATCACTCACCAGTTGGCGAATCTCTGCATACTGCTCTGAGTACGGCGTCAGGTACAGCATGCGGTCTGGCCCGAGCATCCGGGCACCCAGCGGTCTGCTCAGCTCTCGACCATCCCCAAAGCCCAGGAGGAGAATACTGTAGCGGCCTATACGGGCTAAGCGGTCTGCTCGCTCAAATGCGGACCAAATGCGGTGTTGGTTGGCAAAGTCCTTCCATGCCTGCTCAAAGGGCGTAATGATGTCGGGATCTTCGTCCTCCCAGACCTCCGGTGCCTTTCGCCAACATTCCGCAGGCAACGCCCGCACAATGCGCTGCGCGATGTCTTGCCGCTGTACCTTACCCCAGAAACTGTGGTAGGTGAGAGCATGCTTGTACCCCAGCACATCGTAGAGCTTGCGGTTGCCGTCAAAGGTCTGGCCGAGCTGGGCGGCCAACTGTGCCCGGGAGACCAGGGCAGACTGCATGATGTTAAGCTGGTCAGCGGCGGTCGTCCCATTTTCACTCATCGACGTCTCCAGGGACCTGCGGCCAGATGGGTGGCCGGGGCAAAGGTCAACGTCAACGCATCCGCCAGGTCTGGGGAGCGAATCCCCCGCCGTAGCAGTTGATCCTTGCGCTCCAGTTGGATTCGCCCACTGCTATCGGGATACGCCATAGGGGTCGCACACTCCACCACCAGTTGTTGACATAGCCGTTCATCAGCGAGGAGCGCCGGAGCTTCATCTCGAAACCACAGCCACATGCTCAGCCATAGGTATTCTTTGAGGCTATGAGGCCGCATACCGCCCAAGGTGTCTACCCACTCTGGCGGTTTTTCTGCAACGTTGACGTACGCCACTTTGTCTGAGCCCAGCAGCTCACTGAGGCGAGCCCCTACACCGGCACCAATTCCCACCGTATCCACACAGACGACATCCGCCTGCCATTCCTCTACCAGTACCATTGCCCAGCCCGCTACCTGCATCGGGTCCGCTTTTTCCATCACCCGCATGTGTTCTACGACGGGCCCTTGGCGCAACACAAATACCGTCCGGTCATCCCCTGTCCACGCTACGTCAATCCCTAAGCGTCGCTCTTCCCGGCCTGGGGCCGCATGGCGGTAGAGTGCCGCTTCTGCCAGGCTGTAAGGAATCAGCGTGTCCTGTTCGGTGACAATCTCCGCTAAATATTCCTGGCGCCAGATACTCGCGGGGACTTCGCCCTTGAGGGCGTCAATAGCCGCCTGCGACAGGAACGGGTTGTCGTAGGTCGTGTAGTGCCGGGCCATCCACCCGGGCCGATGGTGTGCCCGTTGCCACAGTTGCGCTCCCCAATTCTGGCCTTTTGGCACGCCAATAAAGAAGGGCCATCCCTGGTAGTCGAGCAGCGTAGCTTCCACAAATTCCGTCCACACCCGCTCCTGCATGAGCGTAAATTCGTCCAGCACGGCGCCCATAATGCCCTCACCAGCCAGTGACTCTGGGTTGTCGGCACTACGCATCCAGATCTGCAGCCCGTTGGGTAAGTGGCACTCTTTATCGACTTCGCGTATCATGTCCTGCGCCGGTCGCCCCATGGCCTGTGCGAAAGCTCTGGTCACCTCTTTGATCAGACGCCAGGCCCGGCGCATGGACGCGGAGCGCCAGGTGAGGCCCACCCACCAGTACAGGCCGGGGCGCCTGGTTCCCTGGTAGAAGATGCGCTGGACCCCTGACTCCGTCTTCCCAAACCGACGTCCAGCGAAGCACACAATGGCCTGGGGTGAGGTAATCAACTCCCGCTGCCCCGGTGAGTGGGGCTTAGGGAGTTTCACTGTCCGATGGCGCGGACTCGTTGCTGCTGGCATCGTCCCACACTACCCGTATCTCTAAGGGGCCACCGCCACTACCGCTATGCTCAATGGCTTTGCGTTTTGGGTGCACATACTGTGCCAATTCTTTGAGAATCTGCACCTGGAGGTCCAGGGGCAGGTCATCCTGATTGCAGAGCGCAATCATCCGCTCCACCGGGTTGAATTGATGTTGCGCCAGCAATTCATCAATCAACACAGTGCGTTTATTAGGGGTTCCTTTGCGGCGCCCCGCGGTCGGGGGGCGGGGTTTTCCTTTCGGCCAGCCCATATGTTATTCAACCGTTAGTGTAAGTTTTTCCGGGAACACTTTTTTTCATTGCCCTGTCAACCTTTCACCGTTCCCGGCGCATAGAAGTATGGAGTGCTGCGCATTCTTCCCTCTACAGGGTCGACCCCCTGCGTTTCTGCATCGCTCTTCGTCTGTTCCTTGGTCCTCTCACGGCGCCGTTTTCGCGCCAAGCGTGCCTGTACCGCCGCCTGCTCTTGCCCGCATGCCGCCTCGACCAGCCTCGCATGCGTATCGTCATTCAACCGCTGTTCCAGATGACGTTTGGCCTTGGCTTCAATCTGCCGTATACGCTCTGGGCTCACGCCAAAGATCTTGCTCACCTGTGGAATGTTTTTCGGACGGCCATCCTCCAAGCCAAAGCGCAGGGACAAGATCCGTTCCTCTCTTGGAGACAACGTAGCGAGTAATTGTCGCACGGCTTCCTCCTGCGCGATCCCTTCTACCACATCCCCTGGATTGGGCAGCGCCCGCGCATGAGCCGCTTCTCGGATGGCCTGGACTGTCAGCTCCCGCTCGACGGCAAACTCTCTGGGTAAGTGGCGTATGGCATCCTGAAACTCTTCGTCACGCATGATAGCGGGAAACCAGTCAAAGATACTTTCGCCAGTGAGTTCCATCAGCGCGGTCTGCAGCGCTTCCGTCCGGGGATAATCTTGGAGGAGCATCCATTTCCCCACGACGCTAGGCCAGACACCTAAGTGCCGGGCGAGTGCTGCCTGTGTCCAGCCGCGTTGGCGCAAGAAACGATAGAGTTTGGCATGTTTAAGACGGCCGACAAGGGCAACTCGCACGGTGTCAGTCATTGTCGTCCGTTCTCCCGGCGGTGTTTCCAGGCGTGCCACGCTACCCGCAGCATATGTCTGGCCTGTGCGCTCCACAGCAGCACCGCCCACAGCCAGCCGTTCCCCTGGGGCATACGTCATCGGCCCTCCCCGGCGCCGCTGCGCACCCGAATCACCTCCTCGGCAATCGAATCGAGCCGCTGCTGCTTTTGTACGGAGCCCTGGCTGGAGCCAAAAAAGAACTGAATGATTGTTGACAAGCCGACGCCCAACATGAACCCAAGCACAGTATCTACGACGCGCCGAGAGTCATCGGTGAAATCGTGGAGAAAGCTGGCATAGGAGACATAGAGCGCGGTAAACACAATCATCCCGGTCGCCAGATAATAGGGAAACCGTTTCACAATACGGTCTTCGCTCAGTGTCGTGAGCTTGTGCATACTGCGGGCGCCCTCGACATCCCCCAGCCGCAACCGCTCCAGCTCGACGTTCTGGTCGTAGATGTGCTCATGGAAACGCATCAACCGGTCCTGGTACTGGGACTCAAACTCTTTGAGCCGTACCCACTGCTCGTCGGTGAGGGTCGGCATGGATTGCGTCGTCTCATCGTAAATATCGATGCCGGTTTTCTCTTGAATAAATTCTTCGACTTCGCGGGCAGCTTTATCGGTGGCGCCCTTAAAGATGCCGCTGAGTAGCTCCAGACCCTTGGCCGCCAGAGGCGCAGCAATGGCGGAGAGCACAGCGGCAATGACGGGGATCGGCATACTACAGTCTCCCCAGCAACAAGAGCACTATCAATACCAGGAGTACGACAAAGACCACGCCAGACGGGCCGTATCCCATGCTATGGAGCCCGAACGCTGGGAGCCCGCCAATCAGCAGCAGGAGCAGCAGGATGATGAGGACCACGTACACGGCAATCGCCCCCTAGGGCACCTTCTCCAGGTTCTGTATCAGGATGTCCACAATATGCTTGTCATACCGTGTCGGCACATCCCAACTCCATTCAAAGAGTGCTCGGTGGATCTCTTGCATGGCATCACTCAGCAGCATGGCCGTATCGTCTGGTTGCAACGTCCAGGTGAGGAGGCCACTACTGGCATGTACGGTGACATTGTTGGCATTGAGCACATGCTGCTCATTGCGCCCGTTCACAATCTCGCCCGTAGACATTTCATAATACGTGAGTGTCATGGCTGAGATTTGTGATGCACCAATAGGTACACCTTCTTCTGATTCCAATGTGGCAGTATAGATTCGTGTTGTATTTTCATATACAGGACCATATACTGCCATTAGTCAGCAGCCTCCACAGGCAACGCAGGGGCAGGGCCACGACGGTTAAGGGCTTTCATGCGCTTATAGTATTCCAGATGCCACGACCGGTCAGCTTTATGTATAGGATCACGGAGACGCTCAAAAGTCTCCATGGCCAACAAAGCTTGCTCCCGCTTTACGATAAGGTAAGGCAAAATTTCTTTGATAAATGTATAGGCAGCCATCGAATTCGCCTGCCACAAATATGCCGTTTTATGACGAATAATCACTCGTTCCAGTTTTGATACAGCACCAATGTTTGTTACTTCTTTAACAAAGTCGAGAACCGGCTTATATGTATTGGCTAAAGTCACTTTCAGTGCAACAATGTCTCGTCTCATAGATAACATAATGCTCCCCTCACCATCTAAAAAGCCTGCAATATATGCAGATTGAGTTTGGGAGAGGACATTGCACTCAGCCCCATTTCTAATTCTAGACTGTCCGGCACATTCATTCGAACAGAATGTTTGCGACCGCCTCGGCCTTCCAAATCCACCACAAACAAATTCCTTTTTACAGATGATGCAAGCTTTTGTTTCTGGCTCACGCCCCTTGTATGTGCCCCGCTGTACACCTTTCTGTGAAGCATGATAGCAGTCGCGCCCGCAAAAGCGTGCCCCGCGAGCCAAACCACTTTGTGGAGTATAAAATGCACGGCCACAAATATCGCATGCCTTTTCAACACCATGTCTTGGCCTTCCCATATATCGCCCCCATATAGAGTGTCTGATATACGGGATTATATCACATTTCTATTTATAAATATAGACAGTTAAAATAGATTCATTGTAAATATTGTAATTATTTGTTTTTACTATCCTCCAGATGAAAAGGATAAGTCATACGTCGAAGACAAACTATCCCCATTTGCAAGATTTATCACGCTAAAGACGCTTCTATCTAGCAAAGTCCCGCCGCCAACCGCCGCCTGGCTCATGACCCCGTGCTCAGTGATAGCCGCAGCCCCATCAAGTGTATTGACGCCAACGGTACGGTAAATATTCGCACTCGCGCCTTCAATGGTAGAGCCCGTGGCTCGTGTGTTATTGGGGTTATACTCTGTGGTCAACTCAGTAACGAGTGCAGTATCTCCAGCCGCTTCCGCCGTCGTTCCGGTTCCAAGTGCATGATATTTCAGATTCTCTAACTCAACCGTATTCTGGAACGCATCGACGATATAGTTGACGCCTGCTGTTGTCACCACACGCAAACTGGCAAGCCCATAGTCCAGCCACGTCCCGTCCGCACGGATCACGACCAGGCTCAGCTGCCCATAAAAGTGGGGGACTTTGAGCACCCGTGCGGCCATCACTTGCCGCAACCCACGCCACAGGTTGAGCCGATTCGCTTTGCGCCAGGCGTACACTTCTGGCGCCAGGTCAGCATGGGGCCGCCCATGCCAGAGCATCTCGCGGAAGGTGAGTGGGTGTGCGGGAACAGCGGTCTGTGGTTGGCGAAGACCGCGAATCACCTGTAACCCGACGCTGCCTGCTGGTACCATCACTCCAATATGCATGGTCCTGTCCCCTAGATAAGGTCTTCGTCGGTGACCGAAGCGCCTGTGAGCGCTTCGTCTGTTACTCCGGCTCCGGTGAGTGATTCACTGCGCATGGCTCCACCTCCCAACGCCTCAGAACCCGGTCGCACACGGATACGCAATATCGTAATGACGTTAGAGGCCGTGGTTAAGAGCCCCACCAGCGTCATGATTCCGGTCAAGAGCTGTGACAGCCCTCGCACAACGGTGCCAGCAGTCACGACAGCCCCTGCGAATGCTCGGGTGAGCGCTCGCTGCACACTGCCTACCATCGCGATCACCCCACCACGCATGACGCCTACTGCCTGCGTCACCGCCCCTACAGTTGCCACCGCCCCGCTAAAGGCTCGCATGAATACCAGCGACAGAGTTGTCGCGCCAGCGCTACTGATCGCGGCAATCAGTGCCTGCGTGACGGTCTTGGCCAACGTGCCAGCACTCAGCAGCGTGGCAACCAGTGCCTTAGCAGCGCTTTGTGACAGAATACTTGCTGTGGCCACTGTTCCCGCCAGCACGAGCAGGATGATTTTGAGTAAACTCACCGTGCCTGCTGTCGCAATCGTCCCAGTGAAGGCCAGCATAGTTGCCCGTGCGGTGGTGAGGACTCCACTCTGGGCTACCGCTCCAGTAAGAGCCTGCGCAATCTGCCTCAGCACGGTACCAGTACTACTGAGTGCCCCGCTCAATTGGCGCTGTGCCTGCTGTATGAGCATTCCGGTACTGCTCATCATGGCACTCAGTGCCTGGGTGACAGAGCGCTGTAGCACGCCAGCGCTCTGCACCGCCCCGGCGAGCCCCCTTGCCAGTCCCCTGACTGCTACGCCGGTACTCGTCACCGCCCCTGCAAGGAGCGGCTGTGCCTGTTTTGTCACTGTGCCGACTGTGGCAATACTGCCTGTGAGATCCAGCAGAATGCCACGGAGCGTGTCTAACAGGCCACTGCTGGCCATCGTCCCTGCCAGCGCCTGGGAGACATTCCAGGCCACAGTGCCCGCCGTGAGCAGTGCCCCGGCAAGGGTCTGCGCCACCGCCTGCGTCAGCACTCCACTGGAAGCAATTGCCCCGGCCACATTCAGCAGTCGGAGCAACATGAGCGCCAATGCTCCAGCACTATCGATTGTCCCTCCCACGGCCTGCGTCATGGCCTTTTGCATAGCGCCAGCGAGGGCGATTGCCCCCGCCAATACCTGGGCCATATCCTGATGAACAATCCCGCCAGCACTAGCGATTGTCCCTCCCAGTGCTTTTCCTGCCTGGCTGAGGGCTCTCCCAGTGCTTGCTATAGCGCCTGCCAGTGCCGCGGTGGCCTGTTTCGCCACCGCGCCAGCTGTTGTGATGGTCCCGGCTAATTGCCGGGTGAGTGTGCGTGTCAGGGTCGCACTGCTCGTACTGGTCCCTGCCAGTACGCGAGCCAGGTGTCTCGTCAACGTCGCCACACTGGGACAGGTGCCCGCCAACAACCGGGTACTCTGTCTACGAACTATCCCACTGCTGGGTGTACTGCCGGTCAGGGTCCGAGCACCCTGTTTCCGGATCGCACCGCTGGAGGTACCCGTGCCTGTGTACCGTTTCTGGCTCTGCCGAAAGAGCAGACTCGCCGGCGTCGCGGCTCCAATGTATCTTTTGCCTCCCTGCCGCTGTAGAGCGCTGGAGGTAGCCACACTGGCCGTCAAGTTCACCGGGTAGGTGGTTGCCCCACCGCCTGCGGCGGGCGCATGCGCCCGCCTGTGCCGGGTGGGCGCCCACGCAATGGGCGGCCCATCGCCATTCACTACCGTGCCTGTGGCACTCCAATCGCGGGCGCTCGGCCCGTAATCCGTCAGTGCCGCATTGAGTCCTGGCGTCCAGCGGTTGAGATTGCTCGTACGCACGGGCACATAGTACCGCCGCTCCAGCATTAGCTCCTCTGGGGTAAGCACCGCATCCCAGACCTTCACGGCGGCCCAGGTCGAGACGGAACCCCCATTGCCATTCAAGATCAGCCGAAAGGGGGTAAAAGACGACGCCGCCAGATCCAGATTCACAAAGCCCGTGCTCCCTACCTCCGCCCAGGAGGCACGAAACGTCGTCGCATCGGACTTCATGGCCCAGAAAAACCAGGCGTTGGCCGTGGGGGAACTCGCAAACCCCTGGGCGCCTGAAACGTTGGTGCCGGCAACGAGTGTTTGCCCGCCAAACAGTTCGTAGGCAATATTGCAAAATGATCCCGCCCCGTTGGTTTCGAGGTTACAGATCAACGGATAGCTAAAATTCCCGGCCCCAGTGCGCCGTATCCACCCGCACGCCGTAAAATTGGTGGTTGAGGGCAACCCACTGGTGCTACTGAGAAGGTCCGTGGCGTCCATTGCATAGCCCATGGATCGCCCTCAACTCTCACGACCGATCAGTAACCCGTCCCACGCTTCAGCGTCTCCGGTCATGCTGTCGTTCGCATGCGTCGCATTCCGCCGCAGCCGAAAAATAAATACCTCGCCATCTGCTACGGAATCCATATCGGCGCCATTCGTAAAGGTCAACGTCGGATAGGATAGCTCTCCCGCAGCACTCGGCGCCGTGTCATCCACGTCATTGAAATCATAGGTGTGTGCCGTATCCAGATCCTCTGCATCATCGGCAAAGCGCCGAATGGCACCTCCCCAGCGCACTGTCCCCGACGTGGCCGAGGCCGCGCTCCACGGCAGGGTAAACGTCAGCCCGCCCCCCGCGTAGCCCTGCAGGACACAGAGAAAATCGAGGTATTCAATGGCCGCCGCATCGAAGGCCCAGACGTTGACGCCTTCGGCGGGCGTCGAGCCGCCGGCCCGCCGGGTCAGGACCGCAAA